ATGATGCTAGGTGGTCAACTACCTAACATCACATCGAAGGATATATCAGAGGTGTGGAACATGCGTGATCATGGTGGTAAGCGATACATCGCTATCCGCCCTGAGCGTTTCAGATCACCGATGAAAAGTCGCATGTTCGACATGACTAGTAACACAGCATTCGAGTGGAACTACAACGCAAACAAACACAGCGGCAACACGTTGTCTTACTGGTGGGAGAAGTACGTGAGTGAGGGACACAACAAGTTGCCGCTACCGAAATAGGCACACTACAGTTAGTAGTGCAGCTTATACCACCAAGCTAGCTATAGTGGCTTGCTCGCTCGCCGGTGGTGTATATACTACAAAGCCACTTAAACAAGGGAGTACAATGATATGGGTTTGTTGTCATTTAGCGAAAACATTGCAGATGCAGAGGCACCTCCACAGTTGCCTACCGGGGAATACAAGTGCATCTGCACTGCATCTACTGACAAGATCGCTGCATCATCGGGCAATCCGATGCTGACACTTACACTGCAAATCCCGAAGTCAGAGTTTCCTGCTGACTTCGATCCGGGTGATGGTGTTGACGACCAGACGTTCACGTTGAACATCGTGTCACGTGACATCCCCGCCGACCGCTTCCGTATGAAGCGTACGTGCAGTGCATTCGGTGTCCCTATGTCCAACGTCATCAACCCTGATGATTTCGTGGGCAAGGAAGCACGCGTTCGCATCCGTATGGGCAAGGATTTGGAAAATAATCCACGTGCGGAAGCGGGGCAGGTCTTGCCTCTGTAAGCTACACAGTGTACAAGCGAGTGCTAGGTGGCAATACCGTCACCTAGCACACTTCCTCTAGAAACAGGATGCATTCCTATGGCTACCTCACCAAAGCCCGCTAACATGAGCGGCAAGAAGCCCGCCAACCGCGCACCGCAGAAGCGCACGTTTCATTTCTTCGTTCGCGTTACCGATGAGAGTGGCGCTGTCATTCCCGGTGCGAAGCTGAAGGTGGAACGCATCATCACCGATGCTCGCAAAGTCATCGAGTTCATGGACACACCTGATTACGCTAACCTCGGCCTCACGCGTGTGAAGCATGAGATTATCGCTAACAAGCGTGGCGAGGAAAGCGACGGTCCTACGTCTGTTGGTTGATACTGCCTTCCATTAGCTAGCAGACTAGAGCGCCGTACGTGTGTTGTACCCCTTCGCACGTACGGCGCTTGTACATTGTCAGCGCGAAACATAGCGCATTGGAGAACATAGATGGACCTCGACGCAGAGCAACAGCGTGCAGTTGACCTATGCACAGACACAAGCAAGCGCCTCGTTAGTGTGACAGGAGAGGCCGGCACTGGTAAGACTACAATCATCAAGCAGACATGCGACATACTCAAAGAGCAAGGTGTTAGCTTCGCAATTGCAGCGCCCACTGGCAAAGCCGCTCGGCGTATACGTGAAGCAACAGGTTATCCAGCAGTCACCATACATAGACTACTTGAGTTCAATCGTCCTGACATGGATGATGAGACTGGTGAACCTACATCAGTCAGCGTACCATCACGTACACGTAGCGATCCACTAAGCGAACGCGTCGTCATCGTTGATGAGTACGCTATGGTAAGCACAGCACTGCACCGTGATCTAGTTGCTGCTATACCTAGCGGGGGTAGTCTACGCACGTTCGGTGACGTTAGGCAGCTACCGCCTATTGAGAACGGCGATCTAGTAGACCCTACATCTCCGTTCCAACGCTGCCTTGCTATGCCTAACACCGTCACGCTTGAGAACATCTACCGCCAAGCTGAAGGCAACGGCATCATCGAAGTCGCACGTCGCATTACACGCGGGCAGTTCTTCGCTAGCGATAGCGACGTAAGCATGCGCCTCGGGGATGCAGTGCTTCACACATTGTATGGCATGCTAGATACTAGCGACACCGACTGGCGTAGTCTGAGCAATCAGATCATCTCACCAGCGCGTAAGAGTGACATAGGTACTACTCGCCTCAACAGCATACTACAAGCTCGCTTCAATCCTGAGATGCCACACAAGACAGAGCTACCACGCAACAAGTGGGAAGTGAAGAACAAGTGCTTCGTCAGTATAGGTGACAAGGTTGTATGCAATACCAACAGCTACGATCTACGCGACTATAGCGAGCGCTTCGGTGAGTACTTCGAGGGCGTCGGTGTAATGAGTACGTTCATGCCGTGTCCTGAGACTAAGCAGATGCTCAACGGTGAAGTAGGCAAGGTCATTGCGATTGACGAGTACGGCGTATTGGAGATTGACTTCGGTGATCGTGTAGTAGAACTACCACCGCGCATTGAAGAGTACAACTCACGCAAGCGCTTTCACTTCAGCTACGATCCACGTAAAGTAATTGACCTTGCCTACGCACTCACAACGCACAAGTGTCAAGGCAGTCAGTACGATAGCATTGCGTACATCATGGCATCATGCGCGTTCTTCAACCTGAGTAGACCTAACTTCTACACAGGCGTGACACGTGCAGCTAAACGTGCTACCATACTGTGTGATCAACGCAGCCTAGCTACATCGCTCAAGTCAATGGGTTGGAAGAGGAAGGCTAAACGATGACAACTATCAGCGAACTACGTGAACGCTACACACTACAGGCTCAACAAGCTGGCTTAGTAGTTGAGTGTGCAATGGGGGGGATAGTCAGTGCAACACTTGCAATCATCGCAGAAGCGCCGGGACGAAATGAAGTTGCGCAAGGCATGCCTCTCGTCGGTGGAGCGGGCAATATCCTCTGGAAGTCGTTACGCACCTACTGTCCCGAAGCGAAGCGTAACGAGTGTTACATCACTAATGTTGTTAAGCGCCAGATTGCTTTTGGTGTTGACGATAGCGGCAATCGTAAGCCTGTTGGTAAGCATGAACTAACAGCATGGCAGGAGCTACTGCTATGGGAGCTATCACATCTACCTAACCTGCAGCACGTACTGCTGCTAGGCAACTACGCTATCGAAGCCGTGCTAGGTAAGAAGGGTATAACTAACTGGCGTGGTAGTGTACTCGATGCACACGTAGGCAATCGTCCAGTAACCGCAGTGTGCACATACAACCCCGCGTTCTGTGCACGTGATCCGTTAGCTCACATCATCTTCGACATGGATATAGCTGACAAGCTCAAGCCTGTACTCAATGGGAGCTATCAACCTCATGATGTCATTACGCACATCAACCCTAGTTACAAGAGAGCCACTGAGTATATTCGTCATTGTCAAGCATCGCATGATCCGGTCTGCAGTGACATTGAAGTTGTCGCCAACGAGACAGCTTGCGTCGGCCTTGCTGCGTCACCGCACGAAGCGATGTGCATTGCATTCAGGAACGAAGAAAACAACGTATACAATGTGCAAGAGGAAACAGCCATTCGTCAGCAGCTCCAACTACTATACACAGCGCCAACTACAAAGATGGTGTGGCAGAACGGGGGCTTTGACATGGCATGGCTATGGTTTAAGGACCGTGTTCGGTGTAAACAAGCGTACAGTGACACCATGCTTGGTCATCATGTTCTATATCCCACGATGCCACACGATCTGGGTTTCATTGTTAAGCAGTATACGTCACACCCCTTCTACAAGAATGAGAAAGACGAGTGGCGACATACAGGTGGTATTGATAACTTCTGGATATACAATGGTAAAGACTGTGCGCTTACACTTGCGTCGAACATTCGCATCGTTAAGGAGTTACAAGAGCAGAAGCTAGATCGCTTCTACTTCGAGCACGTCATGCGACTGCAAGCACATCTAGTGTGGATGACTGTAGGCGGTGTGCTTACTGACATGCCTATGCGTGAGCAGATGTTAGATCACAACACGCCGGGCAATCTGTATGACGATCTACAGCGCAAGCTCACCGCGTTCTATGATGCTGTGAAGGAAGCAACAGGTGAACTAACCTATCGTCCTAACCCTAACTCACCTAAGCAGATGGCAGAGTTGTACTTCACGAAGCTGAAGCTAGTCGGCAGGGGCGTGAGTACTGACTACACCAATCGCGGGTTGATGAGAAAGCACCCACGCACCACCGCTGCAGCACGTAAAGTCCTCGACGCAGTTGATGCGTACATTGAGGACAACAAGTTCTACTCAGTCTACGCTAGCGCACAGCCTGACTACGACTGGCGCATGCGGTGTGACTACAGACAAACGGGTGTACGAAGTGCGCCGGGCCGCTTGTCTAGCGCGCAAACACTTTGGGGTAGCGGGGGCAACTTGCAGAACATCCCTGATCGCGCGAAGGAGATGTTCATTGCTGATCCCGATTGCTGCTTCATCTACATCGACGGGTCGCAAGCAGAAGCTAGAGTCGTCGGCTGGCGATACAAGATCGACACGTGGATCGCTCAATTCGAGAGGGCGCGGCTCGATGGCAGCTACGACTGTCACCGCGCGCTTGCCAGTGAAATGTTCAACGTGCCGTACAACGACGTTCCCGCCTTCGACCGCTACCCCTTGGACGAGGCCGCCGCGAAGCGTGATGGCATTGCATACAGCGTCGATCTTGCTGGCAAGCCCACCATCAGGTACATTGCTAAGAGATGTCGTCATGGTCTTAACTACCGTATGATGCCAGATCGTTTGGCGTTAACAACAGGCTTATCGCTTTCTACAGCAAGCGAAGCGTTTGTCAAGTATCACAAGCTCACACCCGAAATCAAGGTCGGATGGCAAACGGACCTAGATCGCGTTCGGAATGAGCGTGCGATCTATAACGCCTATGGTCGCCGTTATGTTCAACTAATTCCTGTGACCGAGGAAAGCACCGAAGCGATTGTGGCGTTCTATCCTCAGTCTACCATCGGTGATCACGTATGCCGCGTGATATATAAAGCGCACGATGACAAGAAGTGGCCTACCAACAAGGCACGCATCGCTCTTAACACACACGATGGGCTGATAGGCATAGCCCGCAAGGACGTAGCCATGCAAGCACTGCGCGTATTAGTGAAGCACGCAGAGGAACCTATGTTGATCGAGGGTAAGCAGCTAATAATCCCGGCTGAGTGCGGGATAAGTGTACCTGATGACAATGGTGTACACAGGTGGTCAACTATCAAGAAGATCAAACGGGCCGAAGTTGTCCAATGAGTATGCCTAGTACGAACCACAGCAGCAGGAATAGCAGCATGAACCGTATGCATGATCGCCATGCTTCGTACTTGTCACGCATCTACGGCTCATCTGCTATTGCTAAGTTAGGTGTACCCAAACTCTCGCGCATCATCTGATCAAGTGTAACCATGTTGACAAGGCGACCACCCAATCGCGGAGCTAGTGCTTTGCCGTACTTCTGTGCTAAGTACTGCTCCGCGAGTTGCACTGACTGTTGTTGCTTCATCATGTTATTCTGCTGAGCAGTGACGACGCGGTTGAGTAACTGCTGTCGTTGTTCCTGCGGCATGTTGTATTGACTACGCACAGACTGTGCTTGCTTACTCAACTGCGTGTACTCAGCGCGCAGCTTACCGAGTGTACCAGTCGGCCTATACCACTGAGCCACCTCACGCGACACCTGTATCAGTGCAGCATCAGTGATGTGTTGCTGTGGCATACCGCCTATGCGCTTAGCTTGCTCGCGCTGTAGCTGTGCAGCTTTACCATCAGCATGATCACGCAT